TCTAGCCCAGTCGTACTTAACTGTCAAGGACATTTCTGTTAAATCGTCTGTCCCGTAGGCCAAATCACCATATTTCACCTCGGTGATAAAAGAGTTCCACAACGTCCACTTCTCTAATTCCTGTCCGTTTGAATCAATCTGAGTAACAATCACAGTTCCCAGTGCACCTGCGGCCTTCGCCTTTGAAATGGTGCCCATGCTATCGGTCGTAGCGTCAGTGGGAGGAGAGTAACCCGACTGCACGAGAATATCGGACAACGTAGCGGCCATGTCGGGATCAACTGGATCAACCAACGTCACCGACATATCCTGCCACGTCACAGAGCCGGGGTAAAAGAACGTATGGTTCAAATACTTATGCTCAACGGACGCAACTTGAAAGCTCGGCTTACTAACAGACTTTGCATACCAAAGCGTAGCGCCACCCTGGGGTGCGTTAATGCCCTGAAACTCGACATAAAATCTAAATTGTCTCTTGGGATCTTTTAAAGTGGTATCTTCACCGAAATTTGTTGACCAGAATGGCATATGTTAAAACTCCTATAATCTATTTTTAAGTAGTGTCGTAAGGGAAAAAGCCCCCACATCTTTAATCATCGAACGAAGCTCCGGTAGACATGATAACAAAGTCGATAGCAATGTATTCAATTGCACGAGCTGGTTTAATCATAATCTTGGCATACAAAATGTTCTGATCGATTAAGTCCGGCGTGGTGGTCGATTCATCGAGAATTAATCGATAATCAGTGATACCATACTGAGTCTTAACGTTAGCCAGGAAGGGCTCGACCAAAGAGATGAACCGATTCCAAGTGGCCTGCACATTTTGCTCAAAGAGAATCTGCGTCGAAAGAACAGAAATCTGCTTCTTCAAGTAAATCACAAGACGGCGCACATTAATGCGGTCGAGTGCAGACTGCCTCTCCTGCAAAGTCTTCTGGCCAAAGACCACAATACCGCTAGAGGGGAAGGAAGCAATCGGATTAATGTTGTTCTCGTAAAGAGTGTCTCGATCCTTCGAAGTGAGACGCTGGGTAATGCCCGTGATGGGGATACCTGCTGCACCTTCGGAAAGGCCGCCGCGGTTAAACCCGGCAGGGGCAAACCAAATTGCAGAGGCGCGTTCAGAGGAAGCCAACACTCCCATCATGGCCACCGAGGGTGGCACCCAAAGCATAGCTCCTGTGTTTTCATCCCGGGTCTGAACCCAAGGATAGAAAGTGGCGCCATAGCTGGAATCAATTCTACGATCCCTCAGCGCGGTGCCGGCATTTGTCGGAGTGGTTCCGATGCGACTAGACTTGCTAGCATAATAGCCTTCTGCTGCGGGAATATATACATCGGGGAGGTCAATGAGAGCCATCGAGTCGGCGCGCTCTTCACACACTCTAATTTGATGAGTGGTCAACGCAGCGTTCGTGAGGCCCGGCGTAGCCAACAAGTTCATGTTAATATACTCCGGATCACCAACGGTATCGATGGCGCGCTTATAAGTGTGGTAAACATAACTATTGTCTTCCGTAGACGTAGTAGACATCTCGCGGTTGGCAACGGGATCTGGCTTCATAATATCGAATCCGTCAAACCCTCCATACACAGGGCACGTAAACTTATCGATGCCCTTTTCGAGCAGAGCGTTATAAGAAGACGACGCTGCAGTATAAGAACTACCTCGGCCTCTGGAGCCAGATGCATAATACCAATTGCCTTGGTTATCCATCTGCACATTATCCAGAGAGAACACATACGCCCAATCTTCCACACCTGTATCCGTGTAGGGTGCTGTGGGGTTAGTTCCACCACCGCTAGCATATCCACTATACAATAAAGTATGAAAGTCAGCAATGCTAGCATCCGACGTTGTACTTGTTGCAGTACGCGTTGTCTGCATTCCAAAGTACGCATCTGTGGCGTCACTAAGGCCGCCATCGGAAGCGGAATTGCGTAAACGCACAGACGGGAAGACAAACGACCCCGTGCAAGAGCCACTAACAGCGGCCAGACCAACTCCTGTGCCACCGGAAAGATAAGTAATATACCCGGTCGCCATCGAGGCCCCACCCGGATAGTTCCGATTCGGCACATTGGCGCCACCGGTGATGAAGGTGTCGCTCAAGACCGTTCCAGCGGTGAACGTCTCACCTCCAAGAGGTGTAAGCGAGCATGCGCCCGAGGTGTTTAAGTCATAAACCGACCTAAAGCGAGGAGGAGCAAAGTAACCAAAAGGTAGTAACGTCGCTTCTGTGGCGCCGGCTTCGACGTCAGGGTTCATCTCGACATAAACAAACTTGGAATTATTATCATATTCTCCATAAGTCCTCAGTCGTCGCTGCGACGCGTCCCAGGTGTTATATTTGTCTCCGATAACGCGTGCAACATAATTGGGAGATGTAGGATCCAAATTGAGATTATCGTATCGCTCCATAATCTGTACGTTATTATCGGTATCGCTTATTGAGCGCAGCAGAACGGAAAAGGTCCCGTAATCATACGTCGAAGTTGTAGAGCGGCGCACATTGTCAATCGAAACTTTAACGCTGCGCTGCANCCACTCACCNTGGCCGCGGCCAATGAGGCGGAAAAGTCGCTGCTTANCAAAAGAAACGAAATCTGAGGCGTTACCTAAATCCTGCCCGATAAACCATCCCGTTCTTCCTTCTCGGGAAGCTTGCGGCCTCATATCCGCGGGGGTGTTGGTGCCGCCGCCGCCATAAATTGGCAAAAGAGTAGCAATGCTATCCGTAGTTAAGGACCGGTCGCGTATTTCTTGTTCAAATGTTTGGCCAAGCCAATATACCTTAGAGGTAGAGGCATCAGAACTATAAAAAGTAGAGCCACTAACAAGCTGCGGGTTTGTATTAAACTGGTTACGGATGAAATTGTCAGTACTATCATCCAAGTTAAAAGTGATAGTTTCCGTGGTTTGGTTAGTGCCGGCAACTTGTATGGCCAAAAGGCCCGACGAATTGTCTCCACCAGTCCCAAACAATGTATTAGCAGAAGCGGTAATAGTAGACGAACCTACATAGCTATTAGTAGCGCGGCCGCCGTATACGGCTCCACTTAAAGTCAGGCTGCCTTGATTAAGATAAAAAATAGCAGCCAAACTTCCCGTTCCTAAATTGTTTCGGCCGCCTGCGCCGGCGTCAGCGGTTTCGGAGGACTGACTTGGGAAAAGCCAAAGGCCGTATGCGCCTGCATTAGTAGCAGCTAAGTCGGCCGGGGCCGTTCTTAGAGTTTGCCAGCCGGCTGCAGCATCGCCTGCTGCGGCCGCGCCCGCAGTCGTTTCCTGACCCAGGAGTCGGACGTAAGTCAAAGGAGCTACGCTAGCTTTCAAGAATGCCTTGGCTGCGTACGTTCCATACATGGGAGACTGGTAGTTCCCGTGGCGCCAAATATCACCCCCTCCAAAACCAGGGACGGTGTCCCCGAACATCTCAACAAAATCTGAGTATGCTTCGACCTTAATAGGCTGCATCGCTAAGCCTCGACGCGAGCGTCCAATGACGACGGGGCCGATGGCTTCCGGGGTTTTTGGGATGAACGAATTATCAATTTCGTGAATAAACACCCCAGGAGATACAAATTTAAAACTTTTAACTGACATATTGTGTTCCTCTTATCAAAATATGCGTAATTGATAGTGCAATCATTAATTAAATAGTATTTTTAATCTCAAAAGGAGTTCCTGAACTAAAGAAAAAGGTCGTCGTTTCCCTCAGGAACTACTCCTTCTTGGGGGAAAGTTATCTCCACAAGGTTCTCATGAATTTTNACCAAGGGCCGATCATCACTTTCNCCTTCGCCAATCAAATACCCCANCACCTTGATGGTTACTTCAGAAGTNTACATCCTCATGTCTTCNCCAAGATCGTTTACGTTATTGGAATGACTGAAGTTTTGGTCAATAAATGCTTCATATAAATGGCCGTTTCGGGTCATAGTAAAAGCCCTAGCTTGGCCTGTTCTCGCCATAAAAGGTGTCAACATGGTGTTCATGTGCTGCTGGTATTCAGACTTCAAAGTAATCTTATAGTCTACATTTACATATACAGGGATGGGGATCGAAAGCATTTTGATTACCACTTTCTTGTTGACTCTCGGATAATAAAGCTGCTGTGTTCCTGAAGTCTCGTGGTTGCGAGTTCCTGCAGCCACCGCAAAATTACGCGTTTTGTCCTCAACAATCTTTTTCGCAATTACCATGCGACCAGAGCGACCATCGTTTTGATCAGAATATAAGTTAGCTTGAAAGGAGCCTCGTCCGTTGGGGTCTTTCGTAATGCCCGTCCGCTCAACACTAATAATTGGCAGCTTTAAGGCGCCACCGTCGTCGCGCAATTCCTTCTTATGTTTGACTTGATAAGATCTTTCGGGAACTTGCCATAAAACGGGAGTCTTCACAAACCCCTCGTTGGTGGTGGTCCCAATTATCACATCTTCTTTAATCCACGACATGATAGCATAATCAATGTTCTCTATGGTAGAGGCGAGCATCCCTATTTCTTTCAAAGTAAAGTGATCCCGCTCTGCAGGCAATTGCGCAAAATCAAAATCCTTAGGTAGCATCGAATAGTCCCTTCCTCGCTCTCTTACAAGTAGCCGAAATTTCAAAAATGTGGTTGACTTGTCCAAACAATTGTTTGTTCTGCACCAACTTCACAATTTCATAGTAACTATCGCCATAGAGCACAAAATCACCTTCTCGCACATACATATTCTGATCTTCTTCCAGCCTACGCTTGTGGAAATGAATGTTAATTTCCCAGACCTTGTCAACACCCACGCCGGCTAAGTATTCGGTTTCATATCGTGTAAATTCAACTAAAGCATAGACGCGTACGGGAGACAAAAAAGTTTTCTTGATGGCTTCGCCATATAATTCATGAAAATCAGTACGTTCCAAGTCAATAGGATAATAGAGCACTTGCTGTCCGATGACTTTTTCGATTAATTCATCGTTAACCTGTTTTACAAGGTCTCTTTCTTTTTTTCCTATGAACAGCGGTGGTGGCGGAGCTTTAGGTCTGTTCCATTCATCAGCCATAATTTATTACCCCACGAAAATTGGCAACGGCGAATTCTTTAGGGTTGCTGCGGCTGCCTCCGACCTTTCGCTGTCCCGTTTCACTAATTCGGTGTATTCCAGCTCTTTCAACATCTCAACAAGTTTGTCTTTGAGTGTTGTTTGCTCGTCTTTCGCTTGGCTAAGCAATTCTGCGTGATTAAGTGTAACACTTTCCCCTGGAATGGGTATGGTACTAAACTTTCCTCTGATCTGCCCCAACATTTCCTTGCACAAGGCCAAACAATATTTTCGTATCCACTGTTTTCCTATAGAGTTAATGTTTTTATAGGGTAAATTATCAAAAGGCAGTGTATTAACATTGTTAATGCCATTTACTCCCGTTTGGTATCCCGGGTCNTCATCCCATGAATTTGAGTCTACGTAAAACTTAAGCCATATTCGATCTAGGTCCCCAAAGTCCCAATAACTCGGGTCCGGGAAGAGACGTAATTTGTTATTGATAATCTCGTAGGAATAGTGCGACGTTCTCGTGTAAAGTGAATCCTCATACATGATGGCCTGTAATTTATTTTGCCACGTAGGAATGATTTCAAACGTAGAATCGTCAGCGAACTGGCCGTAGGTGGAATAGTTCCCTACCACTCCGATACCGCCATAATAACCATAAAAGCGCCACATAATTCGTGGAGACTTATAAAATACCTGCGTCACAATAATACGTTTGTCTCCGACTAGCCCGGCGAACGGTACGGTGCCGCCAGCATCGTCTATGCCTGTGGCGGAACTCGCAGACACAATTGCTTGCAAGTCATAATCCTGTACATCTCCCTGGGGAGTGAAGGATGCCGAATACTGTGATGTAGTGCCGCCGAGACCGCCGACTGCCGATAGTCCGTCACCGACGCGGCGGGCATATTCAAACTCAAACCGCGGATACTTAAGCGCCACCCTTGTGCCTCCTAAGCTGGAAGACAACGTTCCTGGCTCTAATTCGCCGCGGTGGTCAAAGGTGCCGGTGGTGTCACCCAAAGCATCAGAAAGCATATTCTTGCTTTGGTGAAGATTAACGATGTATGAATATTCTAGAACAGCCTCTTCGTAAGCCGCATACACATTGGCCGGCGTTAACTCAATATCAACTACATCGCCACCCAACTTCTTGTAAACATAGGATACTTGAGTTGCCGCGCCACTTAAAAATTCTACGGAACCCGTATACATTCCAAAAGGCACGGCGGCCGCCACAAGGTCTGCCGATCCACTACTAGTTAAAATTACAGCACTTGTCTGTGAACGGGGCTGAAGGTTCTTGGGCATCTATAATATTCTCCTCGCAGTAATTAGTAGTTTACAAGACAAAACCCCGCTGGGGATCGGCCTTATTCTATAAAGGAAAATAATTTAGGCGCTGGTGCTTTTACGAGTTCTCTTGGAGCTTTTAGTTTTGCGTTTGCGAGCGGTCTTGGTCTTGGCAACAATCTCCGGCGCCACAACAGTCTTTTCTTCTTCAATCAAGACGGGGGCCGGTGCCACAATCACCTCTACCGGAGCCACAGTTACTTCTGTCTCTACCGGAGTTTCAATTACTTCCTCTGTAACCACATCAGCGTTGGTTGCAGCAAGAAGCTGCATGCGGGGATGGTTGGCGTGCTTGGCTTTAAACTTTGCTTTGGCGGAATTCAATCGTCTTTTCTTTCCCATTGGAAATCTCCTTTGTAATATAGTAAATAGTTGTTAGTCTCCAAAAAGAAAAACCCCCTCCGAAGAGGGGGAGAAATAGAATCTATTTTAAATGTTGCAATCTAGTTTAGGAAGCCACAGTGACGAGAGTTCCGGATCCGATATTGATTCCAGAAACCTGCCACATCGTCGCGGATACGGCAACCACATGGATTCGGGAGCCAACAATGCCACCCTGGGTCGTTCCATTCATGGTAAGCGTATCTATTGTTGCAGCCCACGAATCGATCACAGACGTTGTATTAGTCAGGTTAGTGCTATTAAACGCCGCAGTTGTGGTAAGCAAAGCTCCTGCCAAGCCATCCGCGGTCTGCGTCGTAATAACTGCATTACCGGTTTGAGTGGCACCCACGACGAATGTATACTCCAGGCCAACCGCAGCTTGTGGCAACGTAACCGTGCACGCCGTTCCATCAAAAGTGAAGATTGCTCCACTTTCCGCTGCAGTGACAGTCTTTGTAGTTCCATCGAGGTCGATAACTCTACGCTTAATATTCACATCTGTGAGGTTGCTAGAGTTCATGTCTAGTTCTCTCTTTAAATTCTCAACTAATGCTTGGGTTCTCGCCAAGCCTACTCTTTTAGTTCCCATTTTTATAACCCTCCATTTATAATCATGTCATCAAACATGGGATGAATCTTTCGATTCGCTTATAAATAGTCTCAAGCAAACGAAAGCCCCCTTCCGAAGAAGGAGGCTTTACATTTATTTTGCTACGCTATTTTCTAGCTAGTAGCGCCTGCCTGACCCAGGAGACCCTGCACAACAACCAAGCCGTACATATCGGGACGCACCATCTTCTTGGCGTACCGAGTCATCACACCCTTGCGGGGTACGAAGTCCTCAGGACCAAAGATAGTGGGAGTGGTCTGCAGCGGCACATAAGGTGCATACACATATCCACTCTCAAGGAACGAGCTTCCACGACGACCGACGAGAACCAGAGCGCGCGGGAAGTAGGGATCCACATGGACGTCGAATTTCTTCGACAGGGAACCAACCTTCACGGCACCGATGGAACCGGTGTCATCATCAGCGGTAACGCTCGCGCGGAAACCAGCAGTAAACTCCAGAACGTTAGCAACCTCGGGTGAAGTCACCACAAAGTTTGCACCACCCCGAAGAGTCTTACGATGGATCTGAGCCGACACATCGTTAATGGTTTCAGCAAGAGTCTCATACCACTCGGAAACCGTACCGGTGAAGTCAGGAGCAGCCGAAGATGCACCAATTTCAACACCCGTTTCACGGTTCACGAAGAGACCAGGGGAACGAGACCAGTAGTAGACCGCAGCGGTCGCACCCTGGACAAGATCCTCAAGAATCTCGCGATCAATCTCTAGAGCAACCTGCTCGGAGAGAATTGAAGTAAGCTCGACCTCGGCGTCAAGGTTGTGATAGGCATTAAGATCCTGTCCCAACTCTGGCGTCCACTTGGCCTTGAGCTTCTTGGTCATAGCCGTGACAGCCACGGAATCGACTTTAATATCGATCTCGGGGATGCGTGGGTTATTTTCCAAGCCCCAGACGGGATCACCAATAACTGCACCAAGCGCCGTAGCTGCCTGGAAATCATCATCGATGGGGAACGTCAAACTTAGACGACAACCATTGGTTNCGNTTGCCGCACCNGTAAGGGACATCAGACCAAGCTCATTGGCTCCGGATCCAAACAGGGACACAGACGAACTAAGCTGCTGAATAACCATGGTGTACTTATATGCGGCGTTTGAAGGATCCTGCGTAGCAGAACCACTAGCAACATCCGTCAAACGACGTACAAGGCGCCCAACAACCGGATAACGCGTTGAATTATCGTTTAAGATATCACACGCAACAAGGTTATCAGTGTCCAACTGAGATAAACCAGAGGATCCCGTAGCCTCAATAACCACCACAACGGTACCAGAAAGATCGACGTCGTAACGACAGAGCTTATCAAGAGTACCCTGGTTGGTAGTAGTGAGAGGGTTCGCGCCAGTACCTGCGGGAGCACCCACAGTTCCAGAAGCGATAACCACTATTGTTCCACCATTAATGGAATCTGCAGCACTCAACGAACCCGTTGGCGAAGCGTAACCATTGTTTAATGCATACGGACCGGCTTCAGCGTTGAAACCAGAAAGGTCAACACCACCAGTGATCTGCGACCCGATTTTACCACCACCGTAGAGCGACTGCTCAACGGAACCAGAACCCCAACCCAAACGGGGGAGACCTGCGCCATTGGTAGACGTGGTAAAATCGAGGAAAAAGATGAGACCGCTGGGCAGACTCATCGGCTGAACGCTAACTAAATCGTTTGCGATCAGGCCCGCGAAAACACGTCGAACGATGGGGAATGCGACGGCTGCAAAACCCTCGACATCTCCACCAGACATTGTGCTGGACTCGCGGAGTAGCTCTTTCGCCTGGTTTTCCAGTAGGCGAGCCATACCTTGCTTGGAGCGTTCACTACCCATCCCCTCTAAGAGACCGGTGCGCTCCCACTTACTTAATAGAGCATGACCTTCGGAACGCATGTCACGATTGACAATTCCCTCGGTCAGCCTTTCAACTATACTAGACATTTTAATCACCTCCTATAAATGTTATTTTATGCCTGCTAATTTTTGCATACGATCTAAAAATAGATCGGTTGGTTGCGACTCTTGACGAGTCGCACGAATAACAGAAGTTGGACGAGTAATTGCCTCGCTCAGTGATTGCGGCCCTGGTTTACCCCGGGACGGCACTGCGCTTTGAAGCGTCTCATAAATTGTTTTCGCTTCTGTTACTGAACCAGCTTGGGAAATAGCTTCGGCAATTTTAGTTTTTTGCCGCTCATTAAGGGAGGAATTTCTTAAAACACGGTTCGTGTAAAGCAAGCGAGCGTTAGAAATGTTTACTTCCTGTAAACCTTCCTTCAACTCTTCAATTGCTTGCTTATATTGTTTGTTTCGCTCACTGAACTGGTTATTTTCAAAAACCAATTCTTCTTGAGCCTTCTTCAAAATCTCTAATTCGTCATTGGCTTTCGTGCCACGACGATGGGCCATCTCTTTCTCCATCTCCCACTTCATATCGTAGGCGGAGCGACCTGCCCAACCGGACAGGGTTGCACCCATATCAACTGTTACTTTTTCAAGGATGGCATCGAGCAGATCGTCAGGAATTTCAATTTCTTCCTTGACGCCCTCTTCGCTCTTAAGTGCTTCGGTGTCAGCCTCGGTAGCTGCTGCACTCCCAGCCAGGGCACCGCCACCACTTGTCTGGGGGGTGTCTTCCTGCGTGCCAAAAATTTCATCGGAGCCTGTGGTAATCGTCTCATCAAGCTCGTATTCCGCCAGGAAGGCTTCTAAGTCTTCGGGGCTGAAATCTAACTCTTCGCTCAGGCGATTCTCTTCGCGGAGCGCATCCACGGCTTCCTGTAATTCGTCTAAATCAACGGAGACTTTGGCGGTGCTTCCCTCTTCGGGGCATCCGCACAATTCCTCACCGTCGGCGGCGCCTAGTGGGACATCATCAGCCACTTCACCTTCGGCACCTGCAGCCATAGGATCTGCAGCCATAGGATCTGCCGCCATCGGGTCTGCTGCCATGGGATCGCCCAACGCAAGGGGATCTTCTTCCTGTTCTAACAAAGTATCTAAGACGCTGCGCACCTCAGTTGAATACTTTTCGATAACAGATGCTTCGGCATTTTTTAAAGCTGCTTCTCGCAGCGCGTTTGCATCAACAATAGCCTCTTGTAGCAAGGTTGACATATAAGGACTCCTAAAAATATAGTAATTCAAAATAAATAGTGTTATCTCTTAGGAAAAGACACAAATTATGAACCGGTCTTCCCAATAACCCACCATTTTGTACCGTCTGATTGTAAGGTCACTACAGAGTATGTGGTTTTGACCTCAATTTTGGTCTTAAAATCTATCTCTCCCTCATCTACGTCTATGGTCAAGAGATTAGAATTGAGTTTGAACCTATTGTTATGAATTTTCTTTACAACAAGAATTCTTCCTTCATTGTTGCAGGCCGGCGGCAGCGTTACGCGTACCTTGTTATCAGAGGTGTTACACAAAATTGTATAGTCGCGTGGCGTCACAATATAATGTTTGTCTGATGCGGTTTTGATGTTCTGAGTAACAATTCCATCAAAATCGGTGCGGCCGCTTACAGTTAACGCGTCTGCCACGACACGACCATCGATGTTTAAAATATTACTCGCAGGATCAAACGTCAATTTAGGTGAAGCACCCAAACCATTTTTTGTTTTGATCTGGATACAGTTCTCTGGGCCTTGTGCTTGCGGAATTTTGTTATGAATGTACGAAGAATATAAATTAGCGAGGGTTGTGTTTTTTACGTTTCCATGAGATGTATCATGTAGCAGCATTAAATCATCATCACTTAAGTTTTGTCCTCTCGCATTTACCGATACGCAATTTTTGGGGTCTACTACAAGCCGTTTGTGCGTTAGACTAAGCGCGCCCTTAGGAGCCAGCGCCGCAGACACCCCATTATCATCCACCTGTAATCCATCGCCGGTATTTACTTGCAATTTGTTGCGCACGTTTTTAACACCGAGACCTAAGTCTAAGAATTCAGCTGAAATTACGCCATTAAATGCGGTTGTCGGAAGATTACGTAACTTCTCGCCAGAACCTTCGAACTTTTCTGCACGCACGGTGGTAGTAACCAAGCTGTGGCCGTTAAATATTAAGTTGCTCTCTGCTTTGGCCTCTCCATTGTGCTGGTAAGTTAAAATACCGTGCTTTACTCCGCCTTCAATTTTGGTGATCGCGGGAGGAACAATCTCTAGACCCTCTTTTGATAGCAGGCGCCCTACAATAATTTTAGTGCCCTTTATTTCTTGGTTAGCCTGAGCATCTAATAGCTCCGTATGTTGTGTTGTGCTGTAATCAACTGTTCCGTCTAAAACATTATAAGCCATTTAGTATCCTCTCGCTTTTAATTAGCAGGTTTCTGCATTTTCTCGGTAATAATTAGACTCCCATAATTGACATATCTTTCATAGTGATAATCAAATTCATGGCGCTCTACAATAGCCATAACTAATTCCTTCATGTGTGACGAATGCCCAGTTATAATTCTCACTGGTGATTCGTTGAGCAAAACAAAGTTTTCCACATGCCGTTGAACTGCGTCGTGATACATCCCATGTAAATCTAGAGTCTTCATAATAATAAGTAGTCCCAAAAAAGAGGATGCCCCCGCAAGGGAGGCATCCAAGAGACAAAGATAAAACTTTGTTTAGAATACGCGCCAATCGTTAGCGACAACGTAAGACAACGAAACCGCACCATAAGGCGATTCAATCACGATTTCGGAATTTCCATCAATCGTGTGAGTGCCTGTAGTACGTTTAATTGTGATAGTGCTCGTAGCCGAGACACCACCCTTAGCTTTGACGTATACAACATCTCCAGCGTCCGGAGAGGCCGGCAAATGCACAACAGCGCCCGAAGAACCAGTTAGATCGGTAGCGAAATAATTGAAACCTTCAGATAAAGTCGTACCATCCGCAGTTGAAGACGGAGTCGCAGCAGCATCGGTGGAAAAAACACCATTGGTGGCAGTAATACCTGCACCAGCCATTAAAGTCGCAAGGTCAGCAATGCTTTCTTTGCGAGTTACATTTCCGTCACTATCAATGAACGCAAAGCTATCATTAGCAACATTAATATCAGCAGCAGTCAAATCGTTAAGATCGAGAGCCCAGTCACTTACAGCGGCAGAGCCGTTATAAGTCGTCCCCGACAGACCCGAATTAGCAGCATCTGAAAAGGCATTAGTGAAAGTAGCAGTTAAAGTGCCACCGGCAACAGTCATCACGTCGGAAGCCTGAGTAATGGTCATATCACCATTGTCCCAGTTAATAACACCACCTTCCGCAAGAAAAAGATCACTCCATTGCAGAGCGGTTGTACCAAGAGGATACAAGTTATCCGTCTTAGGCACGAGACCACCAACAATCCGACCATCAATAGTAATGTCGTCACTGGTTGCATCACCAAGAGTAACCGCGCCCTTAAGCGTGGTGGCGCCAGCAACAACCATAGAGCTATTCAGATTAACAGCACCACTCAAGTTAATTTGCGTATTTGCAAACAGATCAAGGTAGTTGGCCGCAGAAGAACTAATGTTAGCAGACCAGTCGTTAAAACGAAGCTGTCTCGTGCTATTCAGCTGCAATGCAGTGTCAGCAACGTGAGTTAAGCTCACATCGGCACCATCGCCAAAAGCAAGCACGGCTGAGTCAGATTTAAGAGTTACATCGGCACCAGTGATAACATCCTTAGCAACACTCAAGCCGCCATCGGTCTGTAAAGAACCGTCAGTTGTCGAAGTTGCATCGGTTGCGTCATCAGTAACGATTCTGCCATCGGCCGAAAGTGCGCCGGCGGCTGAAACAGTAACACCAGACGATCCCAAGCCGCCGGCAATATCGAAATCACCGTTGTCTTCAACGCGGAAGACCTCAGTTCCATCGAACTGTTTGAAAACGAAATCATCAGAATCAACTTTGAGTTGCATGATAATTTCACCAGCGGTGCCATCCATATCAAGGGCAAGCTGAGCCGTGCCACCGTCGTTGAATGAAATATCACCTGTATCAGAATCAATATTCACGGTTGTGGCGGCGTCAATTGTGATCGCAGCAGCAGCAGAAGAAATAGTCAGGTTTCCAGCAGTAGTCTCAACCTTTCCAGCATCTGTCATTAAGACATCACCTTCAAGGTGAAGATCTTGCCAAGCAAGAGCCGTCGTACCAAGATCGTATGTGTCATCGGCACTTGGAACAAGATCGCCGGTGACCTTGACATCATCACCACTCACCAGCAGCAAATCAGTTCCATCTCCGCTGACATACTCACCAGCAGCACCGAAAGCAAGTCGGTGGCCAGATGTTGCCATCAAACAGTTATTTGCAGCTTGATCAGTTAGGGTGAATATGGATGTGCTTCCCACATTGATAATAGCGCTATCAGAAAGAAGATCCAGATCATCACCGATAACTGCACTCTTTGCAACACTCAAGCCGCCATCGGTCTGTAAAGAACCGTCAGTTGTTGAAGTTGCTTCAGTTGTGTCATCAGTTTTGAGAATACCAGAGTAAGTACCAGTAGTACCTGCGATGGTCGTCGCTACCACGGCAGCGAAAGTACCCGCAACGGCTGTGGTAGCGCCGATTACGGTATTATCAATATTACCACTATTGATATCAACGTTAGTAATGGCCTGGGAATTGGCGTCTAAAGCCGCACCAAGCTGATCGATATATCCGACATCAACGTGAGCTTCCGCCCATTGTAATCCCGCAGTACCGAGATCGCGTGCGCTGTCGGTTGACGGAACAAGATCCGAATCAAAACGACCAGTACACGTAATGGTATCAGTAGTAGCGTCACCAAGATCTACATTGCTAGTTGCACTCAGAGTGGTAGTTGTAATACCCTCTTCTTGTGTTAAGGAACCGCTCATTGTCGCGTTTCCTACTTGAAATTTATAAGCCATATTTTAAACCCTCCATAAATAGTTTTTATAAGGCGGGGGAAATTCCCCCAAGAGAACAAGATAAACCCGTCCCCTCGACTGTAAATAGTGGACTGAGATGCATTAATTTTCAGCAAACGAAGAATTTAGTAAGCCCGTTACAATAAATCTGAACAGATGCATAAGGTGATTCCAAAACTATTTGATTTGTACCCTCGATTGTTTCAGCAGCAACGCCAGATCCCGTTATAATTATGTTGTTGGAGCTAGCCGAGCCTCCTTCATCTTTAACTATCCATGTTTGACCATCTAACGCGGCAGCTGCCGCAGGAAGAGTTACAGTAATTTGACCATTGGTGCTATCCACTCCAACATAATAATCAGTTGTACTAATCTGATAATTGGTGGTTTTAAGTGCGCGTTTATGAATAACGCCGCCACCTAATTTAGAAATACCAGCCACCGACAAAGTATATGAGGGGGTGTCATCTGAGCCAATATTGATGCTGCTCGTGGTGTATGCAGCCGAAGCGTTGGGAGTTGTAAAAATGCCGCCACCGCCGCCTCCACCCTGTGTCGGGAGACCGGTCAAGCGACTACCATCTCCCATTAAATAAGAAGCTGACAAGCCCGTACTCGCTGTCAATTCCCCTGTTATGGATAGCACTGTGCCNTCAAAGGTTAGGTTTGTCTCGCACGTTAAAGTATTGGCGTCGCCGCCTATATTAGTAAGAAGTGCGTTGTTAGTGGCGTTCGATACCCGGGGGATATTGAGGATGGAAGCGCCGTCTGAAGTGCTTAAGTTTCCCGAGAGGACATTTTCAACATACAAATTGCCCGGTAGGTACTTTTGCGCAGCTATTACTGTTCCCGATAGCGCATTGTAGGCCATACACCATTAGCTCTCCCTTAGAAGATCCACCAATTACTTCCATCAGAGTACAAGTTAATTGCTGGATAGGTTCCCGAGAGTACATAGTAGTTGGAGCCATCAATCGTTTCATGAGAACCCCCCGTTGAGGCCGATACATAAACTTTGGACGTAAGAGAAGTTCGATCTACTTGGTCCTTAATGATCATGATGGCGCCGGCGCCGGCTGCAGACGCGCTGTGTACGCAAATAGTAGTGTCTGCTGCCTGAGTAACTCCCAGCACTAAGCTGCTTACGGACGACGTATGGAGTGCGGTTGAAACATTAGTGTAAGCGCCTCGCAAGCCCTGTAAGTATGTTTGCGCAGTGACGGCGTTAACTTTCATCACCAACGCACTGTCGCTATACATCTCTAGACTACCGGTCCGAGAGTGGATATCTGTCTGATCGTCCCCAAAGTACGTCGAACCAGTGGCATCAATTGTGGTAATGTCTTCGTAATGAAAGACGCTAGCGCTGATGGCGCCGGTGACAATAAAGTTGCCCGACAACACCATTGTGTTTGGGTAATAGCTATAGGTGGATGCCGTATAGTAAGTTAAATAAGCAGAGCCTGTCGTCCCGCCACCAGATTCAGTAACAAATTGTAGCGAATACGCAGGACCAAAGGATCCGGAGCCGGCGCCCGAGTCAGAACAGTTAATATATGCCCAACCAAATTTGGCCATATTAACCTACTCCTATAGAACCCGACCAGCTTGGACCGCCTGCCTCTGTTACGCCATTAACATCTCGTTGATCGGTGTACGTGCGCCCAATCCCCAGGTTAGTTAAACCAGCCGTAATATCGAAAGTAAAAGTGCTACTGTCTTCAGACATAAAATAAATTTCTGTTAGCTTCATGTCCATCGGACGGCAAAAACTTGAGCTTTGATGCAGCCGAATGTAAGATCCCCCTTTCCCCTTTAATCCTTCAGCACTAAAAGCCACACGCAATGTGCGATCTAACATAGCCTGCGTAGGATGAATGTGAAACCACTTTGTTACGGCGGGGAACCGAACTACTAAACTATTGGAGGCGCCGCTAACTGGCGCCAAACACGCTCCCGTAAGAAATGGTCGTCCACTAACTTGAAACGATCCAACATTATTTAATCCGGGTGCTAATTCCCAAGACTTTCCAGGCATAAGAAATCTCCTAATTTATTGACTTTCATTATAAATAGTCAGTACTTTTTTCTATTACGTTTTTGTTCTTCTTTCAGCCGAAGTCTTCGCGCTCTCTCTTGCTTCTCTCTCTTCGCAATAGACTTCTTTTTAAAAAAGCGCCTGTCTCTCACCTCTTCAAGAATGCGCTCTTTCTTGACTTTCTTTGAAAATCTACGAATCATGCGTTCCACGTTGCCGCGGCACTCTTTTATGCTAACAGACGCATTTACACCTTTTGCCATTCTACACCTACTTCATTGCTTGCCAAATTTGGGATGCATTCCCAAAAATGGAACTTATATCTACACCTGAATCACTTGGGCTACCCAAGTCTGCGTGGCCTTGTTGGGGCTCTTGACTTTGCAANGGCTGCGTGCCTTCAAAAAGGTTCACGCCAGAATATGCATCTTTGCCGACGGCATCCATCAATTTTTTCCGGTGCTCTGTGAAATCTTGTCGTGACTGCTGAGCTTGGCGCTGCATAGTTACGTCGGGCTGCGCAGGAACTTGAGTCTCAACGATCAAATTGCCCTGCAGTCCTCGGGCCACTTCCGCCACCACATTCGACAAGAGTCCTTCCTCTAAAAGAACTTCGTGAATGCACTCCTTTACGAGCGGCTTAATCAGCGTTTTTAAATCCGACTTCTTCATTTGATTCCCGCAAGGTCTTTCCACCTGCTGCGCGTCGCATCCCAGGGATCTGGCTGCTTAGATTCTTCTATACGTTGTTTCTTACAATTCCTGCACGGCTTGCGACGGCGACTTTCTTTCAGAGGTTCCTCGGCGCCGGATGATTTCTTTACTTTTATTTTACTCACCTTGGCGGGGGTTAGAAGGCGACCCTTCTTTCCAATGAGTGCTCCAGCGCCTTTTTTGGCGCCCTTGCCACCTTTCATAGCTGCTATTGTAAGTTTCTTCAAGGTCTCCAGACCTTCGGGCGTTGAAGGATCAATGCCTAAAGCTTTTTTCCACCTTGTCCATAAACGACCTACAGGAATATACTTCGAAGGCTCAACTTTTTCGCGAAGATCTGATACTTTGGTCTCTTTAGCGCCTTTCGATCTCATATGGAAACTTTGAGGGTTGCCTACCTCTTTGGCGAGACGGTTGAGCGCTATCCACGCCTTGCGCCGATCAATATCGTCAGGAACTCCTAATCTTTTGGCGTTCTTTTTGAAGGTGTCAAAATAAACATCAACAACTTCTCCGCCGGCCATGTCGCCGGCAATATCCTCTGGGCGTGGCAGGTCCATTCTTTGGGCGCCCTTNGCATTCCCTTGCCATGCGGATCGATAATCTGCCTCTGTGGGGACTTGAAAATTTAATTTACAATCACGAATGGCGCCTGCTCTAAATTTGTTATTGGGGGCCTTCCGCTGTCCTGCTTCCAGGGGTACCATCCCCTGCACTTGAACAAAAATCACCTTTTCTTCTTTCCATTCGTCGGTTTCCTTTTGTTCATCCACCGAAGGATTATTACCTTCTCCCGGCATTGCTATAATTTTAGTAATTAATGATTCGCCACCGAAACCTTGTCCATCGGGACCTTTGGGNTCCATCCCTGTAACATTNCCAGTGCCNNTTTCCTCAACATAACGAACCAGATCTCCAGTTTTAAAGTCACTCATCAATTGTGCAATTGCCTTCTCGCAGTCGTCTTCTGGCTCATCCCCAGGTACGCATTTCTGCTGCTCTTCATCCCACACTTCGGGCTCGATGCATCGAGGTGGCGGAGGTGGCGGAATGGGACTATCTGTACAGTCTACGTCTCCCATCTCCTCTAAGAGATCTTTAAACATCTGGGCTCTCGATGATTTGAGCCCTTTCATACGAATTAATTTCACCGCTGCGCCGGCAGTTACGAGTCCGAGTCCGATAGTTGCGATAATAGGACCAGCTGCAATTGCTGCGGCTCCTCCCGCACTAACGCCGGCTTTGCCGGCCACTGTCGTACTGATTGTTTTGCTGACTGACTGCCACACTGTCTTGGTAATAAGTTTTGTGACTGTCTTGTTCAGTATTAGGTGCAATCGCGGATCGCCGCCTGTAACGACGGGAGCGGCGCTGGCTGCGCCACCCTTGAGAATTGCCAATGCTGCGCCAACGCTCTGCAGCGACTTAGATGACTTTCCGCCGGTGCCCCACATGGAGTCGGCGCCTTGCATCTTTAATACGTCTGGGCTGCTTAATTGTTTGGCAATCTGTTGAGTGAACCCGGGCTTTCCCATGTGGCCCATGGCGGGGGCGCCCTTTGTAATGTCCTGAAGAATAGCATCCATTTTGGTGATTTCTTCTGGGCTCAAGCCTTTCAACATTCCGGCCGTATCTGCAACCGTTAAGTCTGAAAAGTCGGGCAAATCTTTGGCGGTCGCGACGGCCGTCTCAAAGTCCGGTGCAAACTT